GTTCGTGTTCACTGGCGTATACTGCGGCATACAGCCACGGGCTTTCTTTTTTACGATAAAAATACGCATCTCTACAATCAAATCCTGAAATGGCCAGCATGTAGATCAAATTTAATATGTTGTAGTTGTAGTATTGATGGTTGTGTTGTTCCACTACTAAACTACTGTTTTTGACATAAGTGCCTTGCGGAATGGTCAGTATTAACATGCCATCTTTTTGTAAAGTTTCTTTCCAGACACGCAAGCATTTAAACGGATCTAACGCATACTGAAAACTGTCGTGAGCCCAGATCAAATCTACTTGCCTGGGTATCGCTCGTTCTTCAAAATTTCTTTCAATTGGAATTAAGTTTGGGTTACGTGCTAATATATCAGGATCAATCTTGGTTAGGTCTTGATCTATGGCATAGACTGTGTAATTTCTAGGCTCAGGAGGTTCATCTCTAGTTGTCAGGCTGGCCCACCATTCTGCATCCAGACCTGCACCACAGCCCATATCTGCTACGCTGGTCAAGCTGTCAAGAAAACTGTCGTATCCGTACAACAAGTTCAATACTTCTAAACTGTGTTCGTGACTGTAATACGAATTTTTAAATAGACCCATGTTGCAAAATTTCCATTACTAATTTTTCTTTTAATTGTTTCAGTCTAAATTCAAGTTGATGACATGCTTCGGCTACCTCAGCATCTGTTCCCCAACCTCGTTGTGTATTCAAATGATATGCAAACTTTGCCACTGTATCTTTTTCTAGTTGTATGTTTACAGCATCGTGTCGGGGCTTGGCCTGACAGCATAGGTCAAACTCTTGTAACAGTTCATCGGCACGTTGACGCCAATCCGTCATACTACAATATCTTCCATTCCAGCTGTGCGTAGTCTAACCACATGTCCCAGCATAAAGTTTTTTGATTCAATACCTTTCATAACACCCAGCCAGCGGTTGCGTAACAAGGCCACTTCATTGATAATTGTTTCCATGTCAACCACTTCATCCTCGGCTTCAGCATACTTTTCAGCATCTCTTGACGTCAATGCTCTAGCATAGGCTTCTAAATATTTTTTATAATGACGTTGACGAATCTTACGTAATTGTATGTTGAGAAACTCTAGAACAGCTTCAATCTCTTGCAATTGATTAAATCTGTGTTCAGTCATGCCGGGCAAGTCCGATAACTCTTTTTCTACGCGACCACGTATTTTAATTTCTGTTTTGGCCGAAGTCATTTCTCCTTCATAGTACTCAATGAATTCAGGAATAACACTTAGGTCAGCTACAATTCGATTATAAAACATCAAGTGCTCCGGTTAGCCAAGGAAAAGTTTCACGCCAATTGGTGTTGCGTCTACGATCGAGCTCGTCAAGATAAGTACGCAACTTGTTGATTTCTGTAGGATTTTTCTTAGCGGCAGAAATTTGTTGTCTAACACCCTGCATGTACTTACGTGCTTCTTGTTGTTGCCAGGTATCTGCAGGCATGGACGCCAGCACTCGAACAAAATGCGGATCCAGTAGGTCAGCATCAAAAATGTCTGGATTCATATAAGTGGGTGTGTTGGCAGTTATCAAATGATGTCCTATTTCTCTATGTGGTCTAAATGTATTCACGTAGTCAATCAGTTCTGGCATAGTGGGCACAGACAAAGCTGTGACCACTTGGTTTATGTTCAAAGTTATCCAGCGTTGATTGACCAAATATTCAAAATTCTTTTTCCATTTTTCTAAATCCAAGCCTGATCTAATATACTCTTGTTCCGGCCCCCAACAGTCTATACTGGCAGTCACTTCAAAACGTTTGATCTTGCGTTCGGCAACCAAATGTTTAATGCGTTCTACATGATCTTGTAGACGTTTGTTATCAATCATCAAATTACTTACTACATTAAATTCCAAATCTTTGTTACTATGATTATACAGGAAATCCAAGCAAGTGTCAAATTGTGCTTGATAAAACGGTTCTCCGCCCAACACATGAAATCTGCGTATACTGGAATAATTGGCGTCTAACCAGGACCATAACTGCTCGGTCAGTAGAGCTTTGTCTGGGTGCGATTGGTATTGATTGTCAATTACTACTCCATCAGATTCAAACCTGCCGTGTTGATCATTTTCGTGCTTGATACGACTGCTAAAACCGTCATGACAGTAGATACACTTTAAATTACAGGTATTATCAAAATACACCTCCACAATTCTTGGTGTTACTAAGATAGCTTCGGTGTCAGTATCTAGCTCAGGTGGTGTTAGATCGGGTATTGCCAGGTGCAGTAGCCTATCACTGCTACCACCAGCACGTTCTATTTTTTCACAGTAGTCACAACCACCTGTGGGCCACTTACCTGCCAACATGGTTTGCCTGTCTTGTAGCTTTTTGGCTGTGTTATGAAAATGATCAAATGTGTCCACTGTCAACGGACTCTTTGCTACTCTATGGCAACTGTTGGTTGTTCCTTCGTACAAATAGATACTGCTCCAAGTCCATTTAAGTTGGCATGCAGTCGCTGTCTGTATTGGGAAATACTTGTGTTTCATTACCAGTCGGAATCTTCTCCGTCGTCTTCCTCGAGCTCGTCATCGGCTGTGTATTCCTTGAGAGCTTTTTTCAGGGTACTGTCTGTTGTGCCAAACTCTTTGAGTTCTTGGTCACCCAGCATATCTACCATGACACTCATTAGGTTATCAGCACACTCTTGACGATCCTTTGCAGGAACATATTGTTTCATAATTGTGTATAGTTCGCTCAGAACTTCTGCATCAATGGTCATACTTTTTCCTCTTTGTTAATCCAACTTATAAAATTTTCTGGAAATATATCCAACGACTTTGATCTGCGACGAGCAAATTCTGTTAGATAATGTTTCAACTTTGTTTTTTGTTCTACTGTTGATTCTACTGCTAACGTTTCTTTGATTTCTTGATCATGATATTTATATTCAATTTGACATAACTGCGTCTTGGACTCAGGATCTAACACACTAGCACTTAGATATGCAGGATCGTTGCAGGGATTTAACAAATCTTTATCAGTTGAATATTTCCGTTGAAAGTCATCAAAGCCGTGTACAGTTAAATTGCTCAACACACTACAAAATCTATAATCAAATTGCGACGCTATCAGATCCAAGTTACGTCTAAATTGATCCCAGGTATTACCATATCTGTTAAACTCGTACAAGGCACCTGTGTTTTCTGCACTGATGGTAAATGTAGTGCTTTTAGGTAACTGTGACAATATCTGCGTTAGGCGTTTGGTATTGACTCCCAACCCTGTAAAAATATCAACAGATCCTGTTAGTCCCAACGCCAACTCTGCCAATCCATTGTACAAAAATGGCTCGCCTCCGGTAATTTCTATTTGCTTGACTGTTTTAAATCTTTTTATTTCTGCCAAAATAGTTTGGTAACTGTCGCTGGCTTTTATAGCAGGTTGTCCTAGTTGTAATACAATTCTGTCGTTGGCTGTAATTTGATATCTTGGTTCATCAAAATATGCTCCGTGATCTTTGACGTCACGCAACCAAGAGGTACTGTACTGTTTGCAACAATAACTACAGGTTAGATTACAATCGCTTCCAACGTTGATATGCAACACTTGAGGACTGGCATGAATATCTGTGTGTGTTCTTTCTCCAGAATTCATCAAAGTGCGGCGACTGGGTAATCCACGACGTTCGGCACTCCAGCAGGTATCTTCACAGGAGGCCACAGGCTCGTTGTTTAACATTGCCTGGCGTTCTTGTAGTAATACGGGCGTGTTAAACAATCGTCCCGGATTATTTCTAAGCCAGGACAAATCAATCTTGGTGGCTGTAGCAGCACAGCACGAATTCATAGTTCTTCGTTCAGGCTCTACTGTCAACCACCAAAATTTTTGCGAGCAATAATTACTCTGCGACATCAACCTCTTTTTTAGACTTCTTTGGCTTGTCTTCGATCACTGCTTCTACTTCGGCTTCCAGTTCTTCAATGTCCACTGACTTCTGATGTGGATTAGCAACAAAGTCTATCATGGCCTTGTCAAGTGCTCCGTCTTCATTGCGTTCCCATGCCTTGCGGAACTTCTTGATGATTTCACCTGTGGCCAGTGTGTATACCAAACTGTTGCCTTCTTTTTTAAGTAAATCCTTGCCTTCAAACAGGTCAACTAAACCTGAGTAAGGATTCATACCTTCTTCGTACGGGATCTTGACCTGTACTGATTCAAACGGCTTGGCATAACGTGTTTTCATAATCTTACATGCGGCACGAATACCTTTTACTTCTGAAATCTTGTTGCCATCCTCATCTTCTTTTAGTTTTAACTTACGCATAGCCACAACAATCGAGCTTGCATAGATAAAACCTTGTCCTCCTGATATTTTGTCGTCCGGATCAAACATATCTTGACTAGCGTATGTGTGTGCGGTGGTTACTAGGCCAATATTCAAGCTACCAAACATGTTTACGCAATTACGTACCAGGGCGGCAAGTGCCTTGGGCTTACGACCCATGTCACCTTTCATGTCCCCTGCTTCGAATTGATTTACATCCGTTGGAGTAAGTAGCATACCCAAC